ATCGCTTTGCAAAGAGGTCGTGAAGCCGCATGTGAAAACAAAAACGGTTACACAATGACTGGTCAAACAAGAAAGAATAACGATAAAAAGAAATAAAAAGAACCCGGGAATTTCACCCGGGATTTTTGTTTTTTAGAACAGTTGTAATTTATCAATGCGTATGGTGATTATTCATTCTACTGCATATATCCATTCTTTCCGAACATGTACTTCTTACCGCCAATTACTAATGTTTCATCACAAGCCATTTCTCCATTATCTTTGAAGTAATACCATGCTTCTGGCAGTTTTAACCATTTATTCTTGTACATCGCTCCAAGCGGCATATCTTTTGTTGCTATTGTATTGTACCAGTAGTATTTTCCCGATTTGCCGTCCTTGTACCATCCTGTCACCATCTCACCAGTCTGCTTCTTTTTGTCTTCTCCTGCGGACCAGCAACGGTAATTATGTCCGGCATATCCGAACAGTTCACCAGTTAGCATTGCACCCTCTGCATGTTTTCCGACACGTTTTGTATAGAAGTAGAAATATCTACCGCCAATCATCTGCCACCCTGTCAGCATTGCGCCGATAGGCAATTTCCCACCTGTCTGATTGAAATAGTACCAGTCTTCTCCGATTTTCTTCCAACCGGTAGCCATGCCGCCTGTTTCACCCAAAAAATAGAAATGCTTCTGGTACAGAATCCAGTCATTCATCACGCAATAACCACGATCATCAAACCAGTAAAATACTCCTGCAATCTTCTTCCAACTGGATTTAGGATAGCTTCCGTCATACTCTTTCCACCAATAGCCAGTTTCGTCTTTCACCCATTTGCCGGTTTCATTCTGCGATATAATTCCAAAGCAAGCTAACAGGTTGATTGCGATTTCATCAATATTGCTATTGAATTTCTCACGGTCAGAATCATTATCAATAAATCCGCACTCAAGCAATCTATAGTTAATTCCACGCTTCGCCGCCCTGTTAATGTTAGCAAGGTCATCGCGATACTTGATATTCTCAGATCGTCCCGGTAAGATTCCGCTGATATATGTTGCTACTGCTCTATCATACTGGTCAGTTCCAAGTCCGTTTTTAACAATGATATGTCCCCCGTGTGCCTGACCTCCACCTGCATCCATATGGAGTTCCATCACACAGCATCCGTACGGAAAGTTATATGTGCTGACATACCCGTGACGATACCAGTTCTGGCTTGTATCGCCAATAATTACATTATCACCGCCGTAATATTTCATTCTTTCAGCAAGTGCTCTGACTCGTTCTGCTTCGGTGTATCCTCCACCTACTGCGCCAGAATCTCCCTCTCCGTGTCCAGCAATTAAAAATAATTTCATATTACTCTCCTTTCTTTTCTCTGTTTTTGAGTATAAAAATAAGACCTTTCGGTCTTGATCTGATTTCCATATACGCATTCTTGATTAACTATATGCGCCTTTAGCTTAGTTAGATACATTATTTGCAGTTCCGATTTTATAAACATAGTCGCTCATATTACCATAACTCGCAAATTCACAGTCTTTTTCGTAAACTCTCCATACCATTTCACCATCGGAATTAAGTTTTGAAATGTAACTGTAAAGGTTGTTTATTTGTGTGCAATTTACCAAGTTACAAATATTATTTGTTTTTGCGTTGATTTCACCAGACTTCGGATAAATGCTCTGAAATTGCAATCTTCCAGTTCCCAAATCACATTTTATAAAATTCAGTTCTGCACCTAATATAACAGCACTATTTCCGCTAGTGTTTTTCCCATCGTGTACGAGCATTGTTTCCACGGTAGTCGTAACAATTTTGCAAAACTTAATCGTACCTTTTTCGCAAGGACTCATACCAATTCCTATTGCAGGAACTTTTCCTGTATCATCACTTATATCGGGACATCCGCCCCAATCAAATATGCAGTTCTCGATAAGCCACTCACCTTGTATTCCATTACCACCACTCTCACAATGCATAGCATATCTTGTATTTTTACCTTTTACTGTAAATCCTTTAACCGCTGTAAATGTCCTAGGTAATGAAACAATATGAAAAGCGCACTTATCTACAACGTCATTTCTTGTAGGATTCTCCAATCCCGTTGAACCATCCCATTCGATAATAGTATCTTTAGGGTTTCCACTCTTTGACTCATAAGTAACCCAAGGTTTTGTTATAACACCTTGATACTTGCCAGTATGTGTTATACCTGTGTATTTGTCTTGTAAATCTGTGTATGTTCCTGGTAATACGATAATTCTGTATCTCTTGGTGTAGGAATTATCGGTAATCGTTTCATTCGCATGGTAAATAGTGGCAAATGGTTTTTCTTCCGAACCATCGCCACTCTTATCTGAGCCTGTGGTTGAGACATATATGCAATATTCTTTTATTGCAGAACCATCTATACTTTTTATATCATTTACAGAATCACTTAAACTTTCCAAAGTGTTATTGATATTGTCAATGTCATATTTTGGATTTTTGAACCAGTTAGATTCTTTCTGTGTAATGTCACCAGAAGATAATTTTGCACCAACAAATACACCAGATTTCTGCATTTCGCTAATATACATCGTAGTATTATTAGTGATTACTACATCGCCATTATCTGACGCTGAATATTTACCAATCGGTATCCAATTTCCGTCAGTATCTTCGTAAAAAGTAAACGAGCCACTCATATTTTCATAATGATATGTTCCAGCCTCTAGTGAAATTGGATTGAACGATTGAAATGTTTCGGATTCAAGCTGTTTTTTAGCGCTTTTATTCCAATATGTTCCAACGTTTGGAGTTCCAATATCATATTCTTTATATCCGCCAACGTGTTCTATTTTGTTATCTAAATCTTCCTTTAATTTATCTATTTGCTCTAACTTTTCTTGACTTATTCCTCCTAAATCACCATCAGACGGAGCTGGAGGAATTAGGGTTTTCTTTTCGATTTCACCCGTGTCCTTGTTCTTCACATTTAAAAATGCAGCTTTTCCAATATCACCTGTCGCCATGTCGTACCTCCTTACTCAATCGTGATTCCTCTTGTTTGTGGGTCGTATGTTGCTGTTCCTGCGGTAACTGGGTTTTCTTTCAGATACTCATTAACAGCTGTTGTCACTTGTTCTTGAGTGACAGGGTTCTTTATCTTTTTACTGACAATCGCCAATACATCTTCTGCTTTCAGTGCCATAATGATACCTCCTATAACTTCATTCTAAGCTTGATATCGCCGAGCTTGTTCTTGTTTTTATTGATGCTGTTCAGACCGTTGTAATAATCAACAGCCATCTGTTCATATCCTCATAAGGCGGTGTCTGCTGATTTGGATACCAGTTTTTCATTTCTTCGTGTATTTAACAGTCACAATTCCTGCATAAGAACTCCAATTTGTTCCCGTTGACACGACGAGATTTGCTCCATACTCAGTTAATCGAACTCCGATACTGTTTGTGATTACCTTTGGCTCAACATGCGGAATCGGATAGAAAGCTCCACCAGAAAAGCAGAACGAATTTGACACATCAACCCAGTAATAATCAAGGTTGCTCAGACCTGTGGGTACTGTTTTTGTTGTATTGTTAGGTAATGCACCGACTTCAATCATCTTTGTGTAAATCGGCTTATCGTTCAAGAATTCGCCAGTCAGCGTCTCTTTTGCTGAT